TCTTGAAGCAGTAATTGAGTTTTTGGAGGAATAGATATGGACGCACATCAAATCATTATTACTATCGCATCAGTCATAACAGCACTTGGAGTAATCTTCGGTGCTGTTTTTGCATTCCATAATTGGCTTTTGAAACGTGAAAAGAATGACACTGATATCAAAGCCATTAAGGAAGAACAATCAATTTTAACTAAAGGCGTACTTGCTTGTCTTAAAGGTTTGAAAGAACAAGGATGCAATGGCCCTGTAACTGAAGCAATAGAGGATATAGAAGAGTATGTCAATAAACAAGCACATAAGTAGGAGGTAGGAAAAATGGATTATCTGAATCTAATTAGTGTACCAGCTATAGCAACAGCAGTTTATCTTTTGATTGAAATTTTAAAGAAGGTTTTTAACAACAATGAGAAATTCTTGAGATTGATTCCTTTGATTTCGTTATTGATTGGATCAATTGCAGGTGTTATTTGCTTTTATTTCATTCCATCAATTATTCCAGCGACTAATGTTGTGGTAGCTATTATAATTGGTGCATCATCTGGTTTAACTGCAACTGGTACAAATCAAATCTTCAAACAATTTAATAAAGATAAGGAAAACTAAAGTAAGCCCATGAAAGTCAGGAATGATGAGTAGTGGGCTTTTTTTGTTGTAATTTTGATTCATAATTTTTTGAAAAAAGAGTATACTATAGTTGAATGGTGTACAACGTTCCCTAGATGGCACTAAGTTATGGTGTTGCTCGGCATTCAAGTACCTATGGGCCGTAATAGATAGCAGTACGCAGTAGGCTGGCAATCCTACATGTGGTCATCCATTTTAGGGTGACTTTTTTTGTTGGAAAACTAGACAAAAAACATAATTAGTGATATAATTATTACGTCCGATAAGGAAGGATTAGTTTCCTCAAAGTAGTTGAGTAATGTGAGCTGTTTAATACCTTTTGCAAGTGGGAGGCATTAAGTAGAAAATCTTACAAAAATTGTTTTGATTAAATTAGACCTTTGTATAGGAGGACTCTAGTTAGGAGGAGTCTACCCTGTCGGCATAAGGTCTTTTTTGTTTCCTTAAGGATAAAGTTTTGAATTAAGGAGGACGATAAATATGCAAAACTTAAACGATCATTTAGATGAAGTCCAAAGAAAGATTGGACATTGGTTTGAAAACCAAGATTTATTATTTCAAGCATTTACAAGAAGTTCTTATTCAACACAATTTGGCGGCGAGAATAATGAAGTTCTAGAATTTTTAGGTGATAGAGTGCTTGATTTCTATGTTGTAAAAGTAATAGCTGATAGATTTGGCTTTACTAAGTCACAATCAGATTATTACGATGAAGAAAACGACGACGATGAATACTGCATCGTTGCTCATAAGAATGAAGCTGATTTTACTGAATTGAAGAAGGAAATAGTTTCAAATAAAACATTAGCTAAGCGTATTGATAAGCTTGGATTCGCAAATTATATGTTTATGGGTGATAGCGATATCGATAATCACGTAGAAAGACAAGAAAAGGTAAAGGCCGATTTATTTGAGGCTATTCTTGGAGCTATAGCTATTGATACTGACTGGAATCCTGACGAATTACAAAATTCAGTTGAATTCATGCTTCAAATTGATGATTTTCTAGAAGATGTTGATACTGAAGAAGAAAGACCAGATAAGTTCAAACTAGAAAATGCAGTAACAACTTTAAAGGAATTAGCAGAACATGGTAGATGTTCAATTCCACAATATGATCAACCATATGAGATGACTCAATTAAATGATGGAAGGATGATGTGGGAATGTACATGCTATATTAGAAGTTGGGCTATGAGTAAAACAGCATATGCAACTTCTAAGAAGGAAGCAAAGAGATATGCTGCATACCTAGTCCTATGTGATTTCTATGGTATTCCAGATGAATTTGAGGAGGAAGATGAAGATGAGTAAACCAAATGGTGTTAGTGGAAAGACACATACAAAACAACAATTAAATAATTACGCAAATCAAAATAATCCTAACAATTCAGCATATAGAGCAAATCAAAATAACCACTCTAATCAATGCAATCCAAACAATAAAAATTATCAAGGGCCTAAAAAGTAATAGATAATTAAATAACACTTGCAATAGATCTCACTCATTAAATTGGGTGAGATTTTTTATTTTATTCCGCCCGTTTGTACTGAACTACGCCATTGAGTAGTGAAGGAGGGCAAGAATATGGATAAAGCTCAAAAAGATAAGATTATTAAATTAAGAGATGAGGGTCTTTCCTATAACGAGATTTCTAAAAGGTTAGGTCTTAGTAAAAATTCTGTTGCTTCAGTATTAAGAAGAGATCTAGAGGTTGAAGAACCAGATAGATGTGAATGTTGCGGAAAAGAACTGAAACAAACACCAGGTCATAGACAAAAGCGTTTCTGTTCCGAGAGGTGCAGGAAGAAATGGTGGAAAGCTAATAAACCTTATATTGAAATAATCACCAAGACGATGGTCTGCCCATGCTGTGGGAAGGTGATTTCATATGAAGAAAAGGTTAGAAGAGGTGGTAACAATGGATAAAGAAAATATTTCAAAATACCTTGTGTCACTTCATCAACTTGATTTGATGTTAGATCGAGGACTTATTTCAAGCAATGATTATTCCAAAGGTGAGTGCTTATTAGCTAAAAAGTATTGTATCAAAAAGGCTTCTTTTTATAGGCCAAATCACTTGATAAATAAGGCTTTTAGAGTGATATATATGACTGATAAAATGGAGGCTAAAAATGAGCAAAACAATTGATAAAATTAAAGCAAAACCTAATGCACCTAAAAGGATAAAAGTAGCAGCCTATGCTCGTGTTTCAAGTGGTAAGGAAGCAATGCTACAAAGTTTATCAGCACAAGTTAGTTTCTATAACAAGTTCATTCAAGATCATCCTGAATGGGAGTTTGCAGGAATTTACGCTGATGAAGCGAAAACAGGAACAAAAGAAGATAGACCAGAATTTCAAAAAATGATTGCGGCTTGTAAGGAAGGCAAAATTGAGATGGTTATCACAAAGTCGATTTCAAGACTCGCTAGAAATACAGTGACAGTTATAAAGACAGTTAGATTGTTAAAAGAGTTAGGAATTGACGTCTATTTTGAAGAACAGAACATTCATACACTAAGTGCTGAAGGTGAACTTATGATGACTATCATGGCAAGTTTCTATCAAGAGGAAGCAAGAAGCTTTTCTAGCAATATCAAATGGAGAATAAAAAAAGACATGGAGGAAGGTTCCATCTGGGGAGGTGCTCCGCAACTTGGATATCGAATTGAAGATAGAAAGTTTGTTGTAGTCCCTGAAGAGGCTAAACTAGTAAAAGAAATCTATAGGCTTTATTTAGAAGATGGTTTAGGTGTGAATGCAATTGTTAGAAAGCTAAATAAAGAAGGAATAAAACCAATGTATTCTGAAAAATGGTGTAAAACAACAATTTGTGAAATTCTTAAAAATACAAATTACACTGGTGACCTTTATCTTCAAAAAACTTATAGGATAGATTATCTTAGCAAAAAGAAAAAACGTAACAAAGGTGAAAAACCAATGTACTTAGTTGAGAATAATCATGAAGCTATCATATCCAAAGAAGACTTCAATAAGGTACAAGAAATAATGGGACAGAGAAGACTTCAATATAATATTAAAAATAACAAAGGGATTTCATATCCATTTACTTCAAAGATTACTTGTGGACTTTGTGGATGTCATTATAAACACAAGACAACAAGATATAACAGCCTCTGGATTTGTACCAAATATGATGAACTAGGTAAAGATACCTGCCAAGCTAAGCAAATACCTGAAGAAAAACTAAAGGAAGCAGTCGCTAAGGCACTGGATTGGCCAGAATTCAATGATAATTTATTTAAGGAGGATGTTGAGAAAATTACCGCCTATAAAGACAACGTCTTAGTAATTCAAAGAAAGAATGGAAAGCAGGTAACTACAAAATGGATAGATCCTTCAAGGAGAGATAGTTGGACTCCTGAAATGAAAGAAGCTGCAAGGCAAAGAAGCCTAGAACAGATGAAAAAGAGAGGTGAAGCATAATGGCAAAAGTAACAGTTATACCATCAACAATTAATCCATTAACATTACAGTCGATTGATTCAAAGGTAAAAAGAAAGGTTGCAGCTTATGCCAGAGTTTCAACAGATAGCGATGAACAGTACACGTCTTATGATGCTCAGGTTAAATACTATACAAAGGAAATACAAAAGCATGATGATTGGGAGTTTGTAAAAGTTTATGCTGATGAAGGTATAACAGGAACAAGCACCAAGAATAGAAAAGGCTTTAAAGAAATGATTGATGATGCGTTAAATGGAAAGATTGACTTAATTGTTACAAAGTCCATATCCAGATTTGCCAGAAATACAGTCGATACTCTAGAACACATCAGAAAGTTAAAAGCAAATGGTGTCGAGGTATATTTTGAAAAAGAGAACCTATGGACACTTGATCCAAAGTCAGAATTCTCATTAACCATATTCGGTAGTATGGCACAAGAAGAAAGCCGTTCAATATCCCAGAATGTAACGATTGGAAAAAGATGGGCGATGCAGGAAGGACACGTCAGTTTTGCATACTCGCATTTCTTAGGATATGAAAAGACAAAAGAAGGCTTAAAGATTGTAAAAGATGAGGCAGAACTAGTAAGGTTTATTTATGCTGCATTCATGAAAAAAGGTAAGAGTGCAAATTGGATAGCTAAATACTTAAATAAGATAGGCGAGAAAACTCCAAGTGGTAAGGAAGGTGCTAAATGGACAACCAACAATATCATTTCAATTCTTACCAATGAAAAGTACAAAGGAGATGCTGTTTTGCAGAAAACTTACACTCCAGATTACCTAACTCATAAAGTTGAAAAGAATACTGGTGTACTTGAGAAATTCTATGTAACCGATAACCATGAAGCTATCATAGACAAGGAAGAATGGGATATGGTTCAATGCGAACTAAGACGCAGAAGAGAAAAAGGACTAAGTTATTCAAGTATATCAATATTTGCATCAAAACTAATTTGTGGAGACTGTGGAGGCTATTATGGTAAAAAGATATGGCACTCAACAGATAAATATAGAAGCGAGAGATTTAGATGCAACAACATGTTTGATAAAGGAAAACCAAAATGCCAAACACCAGTATTTAAGGAAGAAGAAATCAAAGAGAAGTTCTATCAAGCCTATAACGCAATGATGCAGGATAGGGATGAGATAATTGAAAACACAAAAGAGATGGTTTTAATGTTAACAGATACAAACTCTTACGATGAAATCATAGAAGAAGGTACTGCAGAACTAGATGTTGCAAGCGAACTAATCAGAAAGCATATCAGTTCTAATATGACAATAAGCCAGGACCAAACAAAGTATGAAAAGAAATACCAAGAACTGACTGCAAAGTATAAAGCTGCAGAAGCTAAGATTAATAAAGCTCAAGAAGAAAAGCATGAAAAAAGAGCCCAGAAGAAAAGGCTCGAAGAGTTTGTTAAAGAGTTAGAAGAAAGACCGCTGATTCTAAATGAATGGTCGGATGAGATCTGGCAGCTCATGGTTGAAAAGGCAGTGGTTCAAAGAGATGGAACGATAGAGTTTCATTTCAACAACGAAAAAATAATAAAAGCTTAACGTTAGATCGTAGAATGGCTCAGGGTGAATACTCTGAGTTTTTCTTTGCTTTAAGGGGTGTGCAAAAGGTGTGCAAAGGTGTGCAGGGGTGTGCAAAAGGTGTGCATTGTATCAAAACGCCTCATCATTTCCATTAGAGTTAAGTATAGCTGATACGAAAGTATTGGCTATTTTTTCTTTTATAGGCATAAATACTGCAAATATTAATAATTTATACGTTATTTCTGCAATAAATATAGCAATAGTAGTATATATAGCATTTAAATAAATTTAAATCGTTAAATTATTATTAATCGTTAAACTACTACTAACTATATATAAAGATATATAAGAGAAGAAATATAAATTTTTATAAATACCCCCACGTGACACGTGACAAACGTGACAGATTTTGCAAATTAAAAACTCTAGCCTTATAAAACTAGAGTTCAATATTTATTACTGAGCCATCTTTGAAATTAAATTCGAGGTGGCCATCTTTATATACTTTTATGTTGATGATTGTTAAATTGAAGAGTTTATCGTTAAATTCTAAATTAAGTGTATCGGTAGCTTTTATCTCATTGATGAATGCTTGAAGTTTAATCGATTGTCTATTCCTATCGACTTGTTCAGCCATAAGCTTATTGTATTTATCCTGAGCTTCAGTAAATCTTTTAACCAGATCCACATATTCTTCCATGTAAGCTTCATACTTCATTTGTTTCTTTTCTTTGTTGAAGATGTGTTGGTCACATAAACCACTAACTACTAGCATTTCATTTTTAGCTTGTTCCATAGGCTTAGATAGATTTATGTCTAGTAGTTTTTCTTTTACTAGAAGAAGATTTGAAATAAGAAGTTCTTTATCTTTAAGAAGAATGTTTAATGCTTTTAAATAGGCATTTTTAACTGTTTCTTCATCAAGAGTAGGAGTGGTGCATTTAGTTCCATTAAATTTATTATTGCATTGCCATACGACATGCCTATAGATATCATTTGAATGCCATACCTTAGGTCCATATATAGAACCACAATCAGCGCATATGACTCTACCGCATAATACATTATTACCATGACTTCTAACTTGATTAT